AGCGTCCGCGCCGAGTTCGCCGCAGCCGATCGCGTGTTTACGCGCCAGCAGGGCGTGCTCACCGATAAGGTCTTGGACCCAATCAAAGACGCCGTGATTCTCGACGCCATCGCGCGCGGGGAAATCCCGCCGCCTCCGCTTCTGGCCGGCGAGACGATGGTTCACGCGTTGCGTCGCGCGACCTCGGGCGAGTGGCGTTTCCCTGCGAAGCTCTCGATCGACGTGGGCCGCGAGAGCGCCGCGAACATGAACGAGAACCGGCAAGGCGCGAAGTCACTTCAAGAAATCGCAGCGGAGGAAGGCACGGACGCCTTCACGCGATTGGAGCAGATCGCAATCGAGGCGGCTTACGTCAAGCAGCTTGCTGAGAAATACGGCGTGCCTGAGACGGCGATTCGGCTCACGACGAACTCGTTGCCGAGCACACCCGCAGCCGCAGCCGCAGCGGGCGACGCGGTGGGCGTCAGCGCGGCAGAGGCGCAGGCGGCGAGCGTTACGGCTTCCGCGACGGGCGGCGAATCAACGGACGTGGCCGCTATCGCAGGCGTCGAGTCCTTCCCTGATGTATCGCCCGAACTCGCACCGCTCAACGGCGCGCAGATTGCGGCGGTGCTTTCCATCCTCGAGAATTTACGCGCGGGCGATCTCACGTCCGAAGCAGCCGAGACGCTTATGGTCTCGGCAGGCATGGCGAAGGAATCGGCAAGCAAGGTCGCCGGTTCCGTTGCGGGACTACCAAAGCAGCCATCGAAAGTATCAGCTTCGGCGATGCACAACCGCATCCGACTTGCTCGCGCACACGAGGAAAGCAACCTCGTCACGATCAACTTCGCCGATGGCTCTTACATCCCGACGAACGCAATGGCCGACAACGCACGCCGTGCGCTCGCTATCCGCGAGAAGAAGCCGATGTCACAGCGCGGAATGACCAGCGTCGGCATCGCGCGGGCTCGGGACATCATGAACAAGCGCCCGATGTCGGAAGACACCGTGCGCCGCATGAAAGCCTTTTTCGACCGGCACGAAGCCGATAAGCAAGGCGAGACGTGGGACCAGCAGGGCAAGGGCTGGCAAGCGTGGAACGGCTGGGGAGGGGACGCGGGGCAGACGTGGGCAAACGCAATCGTCGAGCGGCTGAACAAGCCGCAAGCCAACTCGGCGAAGAACGAAAGCCGCACCGAGTTTTCCGCCGCAACCGAGGTCGCGATGGTGCTCCACGAAAAGCCCGAGAACCCCAACGACTGGCTGACCGCCGTTGAGCAATACCGCAAGCAGCTCGACATCCGATGCGGAGAGGCCGCGAAGCCAATCGTCAGGAAATCAATCATCGAGCACACCTTTGCAACGCAGCCAACGAGCGCGAAGAAATAATAACTTTATGGATACACAGACGCAAATCGACCGGCTGATCGAGTTGGCAATCGTTCAACGCTCCGAGCTAAAACAGCTCGTCTCGGAATTGCCGCAACTTCGCGAGTATCTCAACGCGGAAATCGAGCGCACATTCGAGGAGACCGAGCCGCAGATTCGCACCGAGCTCGAAGAGTTCTGCCGAGCGCGGGCGACCGACGAGCACGCGAAGACCGGCGCGGCGCTCGCTGCGAAAGTCGAGCAGTTGTCGAAGCAGCTAGAGGTCACTACCGCCGCAAAGTATTCGGTGCTCATGGCCGAGCGCGCGGAGAACGCTAACCTGCTCGCGAAGGCCGAGGCGCGCATCGAGGACGCGGCGTCAATGCTCACGCACGCGGTGAAGGAAATCGTCACCGACGAACTCTCGCGCTTCCCGCGCGCGGGCGAAATCGACCAGCTACGGAAGGAGTTTGCCGAACCTCGCGGGCTGAATCCTCGCGGCCGCTGGATGCCCGATGAAACGTATCAGCGGCTCGACTTGGTCACGATCAACGGCGACAGCTTTGTGTCGAACATCGACGGCAACCGCGAGCGCCCGAGCCGCACGGCTGGGGACTGGACGCTGAGCGCAGCACGCGGCAACGGTGGCGGGGGCGGCGTTACCTCGCTGACCGACCTCGTGTCGGTGCCGAGCAACGGACAGCTTCTCATTGGCAACGGCTCGGGCTTCGTGAATAGCACGCTCACCGCGGGCACCGGCATCTCGATCTCGAATGGCGCGGGCTCGATCACCATCAACGCGACCGACGGCAACATCACGCTCGACGACGGCACGGCGGCGGCGCCTTCGCTGAATTACACGAACTACCCGACAACCGGACTTTATTCCAGCGCGGCAAATGCAATCGGATTTGCGACGAGCGGAGTTGCTCGCGCGGCGATCAGCTCGACGGGACTCGCGGTGACCGGCACGATTACCCCGACCGGCAGCGTTCACGCGGCTGCGGGCTCTGTCGGAAATCCCAGCCTCGCGTTTAACGCCGACCAAGACACCGGACTTTTTGCCATTGGCGCGAACAATCTCGGCGTGGCGATTGGCGGGGCGAAGGTGCTCGACGTTGCGAGCACAGGGTTGACGGTCACGGGTGCGCTCGGGGCCACCTCCCTCACCTCCCCCGCCGCGACCAACCTGACGCTCGGCACGACCAACTCTGGCGCAGCGATCACGGTGCTCTCGGCGAGCAACAACGTCGGCATCGGGACGATTACGCCGGCTCAATTACTGCACGTTTTTTCGACCGGCACTGTGCAGCCGGTCATTGAAGGGGGGGCGGCAGGGGGTTGGCCGATACTGGAAATTAAACACGGCGCCGGTTCACGCTGGCTGATAGAAAATGGTCGCACGGCTGGGATGCTGGGTTTCTTTAACGCTACAAATGGCGGGCAAAGGGCGGGTTTCACCGACGCAGGCAACCTCCTCATCGGCACCACCGACGAAACGGGCCTCACCGGAGCAGGCGGGCTCAAGATTAACTCCTCCACAGCAGGCTCCGCAGGCGCGGGCGCGCTAGTGGTCACGGGTGGGCTGGCGACGGGCGCGGCGAGCTATTTCGGGGGCGCCGCCACCTTCGCGGGCGACTTGTCGGCACAGCGACTTGAAGCGGTAGATGCCGCTGCCAACAATCGCGCCGCTACGTTCATCCGCACGCAAAATAACACCACTTACAGCTCGTCGGTTTTGAGTATTCAAGGAGACCGCACGACATCAAATTCCAGTTACAATTTAATCGCTGCTGCTAACGGTGATTCGTCGGGTCAGATTGCCGTTCGCGACTCGGGCAATGTGGTCAACACAAACAACAGTTACGGGGCAATTTCCGACCGGAAACTCAAAGAGAACATCGTCGATGCAACTGCAAAGCTGCAAAAGCTGAATCAAGTTCGCATCGTCAATTTTAATCGCATTGGTAACGAGCAAAAACAAATCGGTGTGATTGCTCAAGAGTTGGAGCAAATCTTTCCGAGCATGATAGAGGTAGCAATCGACCGAGACGCAGAAGGTAACGACCTCGGCACAACGACCAAAACGGTAAAATACAGCGTGTTTGTGCCTATGCTCATTAAGGCAGTTCAAGAACTGACTGCACGCCTCGCCGCCCTAGAAGCCAAGTAATCACTAACTCACCACACCCATGACCATCATTCCAATCGCGCCCTACACAATGGGCTCTCCCGCCCAACCGAAAGTCGGAACTTTGTTCGAAGTTCGATACGTGAACTACACCGACCCAACCGCCGTTGCCGACTGCCACCTCCTCGACGCGGACGGCGTGGAAATCATGCCCGTGGGGCTTGTGCCTGCGACGGCAGAGCAATGCGCCGTCTGGGTCAACGACGAGAAGTTTGCTGGCGTCCTTGCGGTCAATGCGGGGTTTGAGCTTCCAGCGGAATAAGCCCATGACCAAAGACGAACACAAATCCGCGATCGTCACGCAGCTCCAGCAGCAGAGTCTGAATCTGCTGGTGGACTCCCTCGCGGCTGCGCTGGCGGAAATTGAACAGCTCAAGGCCGCTGCCGCTGACAAGCCGACGTCGTGAAGGCGCGAACTTACATCTGGCCCTGATGTATGGACGCGCTCGAAATTCTGGTGAAGGGCTGGCCGATTTTTCTGGGGATGATCACCCTAATAATCGTGCTCTCAAAATTGGATTTAAGGGTCGCGGTTCTTGAGGAGAAAATGAAATCGCTCTTCGACCTATTCAATAAAAAGTAACCATGTTTCCACTCGCTGAAATCCTTGGCATCGGCACCAAGCTGATCGACAAACTCATCCCAGACCCCGAGGCAAAGGCCAAGGCGCAGTTGGAGTTGGCGCAGCTCGCGCAGAGTGGCGAGCTGGCGAAGATGAACGCCGATCTTGAGGCGTATCGGGTCGAGCAGGACAATCTCACGAAACGCATGGAGGCGGACATGTCTTCCGACTCGTGGCTCTCTAAGAATATCAGACCTATGGCCTTGGCCTATATCCTGACGGCATATCTGGTGCTCGCTATCCTCGACGGGTCGGCCATCGACATCGGCGATCCGTTTGTCGAACTTCTCGGCCAATGGGGGATGCTTGTGATGTCGTTTTATTTTGGCGGGCGCACTCTTGAGAAAATCATGGAGATGCGCAAAAAATGAACGAGCACAAAGACCTCATGGAAGTGGCCAAGCTCTGGAAAGAAACGGGCTGGCTGACTGCGGTCATCGGCGGCGCTGGCATGATTGCTCGCCTACTAGCCAACCCGATCCAAGGGACGATCTGGGACAGCGTGCGGCGCGTCATCATGGCGGCCATCGTCTCGACGCTCGCATGGTTCATCGTTGAGCAAATCGAAGTCAGCTCACTTGTGAAGGCGGTCACCTACGGCGTCGCTGGGCTTCTCGCGCCTGAGATTATCGACGGGCTGACCACGCTCGCAAAAAAGTATTCCAAGAACCCGACGAAGCTGCTCAAGAAATGAACCCGAAGGTCATCACGGCGGCGCTCGCCGCGGTCGTCGTTTGTTTCGCATGCGTCGGAGTGCTGACAGTAAAATCGGTCTCGAAGCACATCGCGGCGAGTGACAAAGAATTCGACATGACGAGCAACGTGCTCAGTCCGCTTTTCGACATTTACGGGCTGGCTATCGTGGACGGTCAGGCAAAGGCAAGCAAGGGACTGATCAACGCGAAGGAGTTTTGCGACTCGCTGGCAAAGCTCCAAGCCGAGGCGGAGCGATTGCTCGCGGAATTTGGCAACCCGACAGAACTCGTGGCGCAGCACAAACTCGTTGCAGCCTACCTCAAGAAAGCGCGGGCGGTCTGCGACAAGGGCGAGGTCGCAACGCTCAACTCGCCGGCCATGACTGCCGAACTTTACGCGGTCATCGAGCCGATGACGGCGCTGATCAACAAGGCGCTGCACGAAGAGCTGACGATTTCGCGCACGCACAAGGACGCCGCGGATCGGGCTCTGCTCACCTTTGAACGGTTCGCAAGCGTCGCGGCGGGACTCGGAATGGTCTTTGCCGTCGCTCCGTGGATCGGCGCGAAAGGCAAAAAGCCTGCCGTGGTCGTTGCAAAGGTCATGAAAAAGAAGACCAAGCGCTGATCGATTTTGACGGGCATCGCATAGGCGATGGAACCCGTCATCACATTCGCAGCCTCCGCAGGCGTCATCGACGCACAGACCGGAATCATTCGCGGCGTCTCGCTCATCACCAAAGGACCGGCGCTCGGTCACGGCGTGATGATCGACGACAAGACGCTGGAGCAGGTCAAGGCCGCAGCCGAGCAATACGCTGGCGGGCTCAAGGTGAAGCTCGATCACAGCGGCGGCGCGGGCGACATCGTCGGCTTCATCGACACGCTGCGCATCGAGGGCGAGAAGCTCCTGGGCGATCTGCATCTGCTCGAAACGTCGCCTCATCGCGGCTACATCCTGGAGATTGCCGAGCGGATTC